GCAGTTCCCGCCCGCCTGGTTCGGCCACGTCACCCGCTCGGCCCCGGCGTCCGCTGAGGCGATGAAGGTCAATGAGGACGGCGCCGACCGGCGTGCCGGTGAATGCCGCCGCCAGTGGTCCGGGCCGCTCGTGGACATCATGCTCATGGCTCGCCGCATCGCCAATGGTGGCGCCGAGAATCCTCCCGAGTTCGAGCGGATGCAGGTTGACTGGAAGGACACTTCGCTGGTGTCTGACGCCGCCGTGTCCGACGCGATCACTAAGCAAATCGCCGCCCAAGTGGTTCCGCCCCAGTCTGATGTGGTGCTCAAGCAACTGGGCTACTCGTCGGTGGAGCGCGATCAGATCAGGGAAGACATGAAGGCGCACGAGGCGCAGCAGGCGCTACAGGATATCGCGGCTAACCGCGCTAACCCCCCGGTGCCGGGTCAGCCTGGTCGTCCTGCTCAGCCTAAGCCGTTTCAGCCGGTGAGTAATGGCAACGCCGCCCCCGCAGCCAAGTAGCGCGGGGTTTCAGCAGGCTCAGACCGGCCTCTTGATCGCGCTGGAGGCTGAGGTAACGCAGATTTACACCAGTCAACTTAACGTTGCCGACCTCAGGGCGTCGCTCCCGGCGTTCAAGCGTGCCCTGAGGCTCTGTCGCTTAACTTCTACCGATCGGAGCGCAAGGCTGCCGGGATCACGAAGCCCGTTCGTCTGCCCGCACCTAAGGCGCCGGACCCGGTTCAGCTTAACCGTGGCGTCGGCTGGGCAACCCGTGTCCTGTGGAACAAGGAACCCGCCGTCGATGTCGGGCTCACCAATACCATCGGTGTTATAGAGAAGTCGGTGCTCGATTTGGGCCGCGACTCGATCATCGACTCCGTTCACAAGGACACGCAGGCCGAGGCGTGGGCCAGGGTTACCGAACCTAAGCCGTGCGCCTTCTGCGCCCTGCTGGCCACGCGTGGCGCCGTCTACAAGTCGGAGAAATCAGCCGAGTTCGAGGCGCACGATCACTGCCGGTGCCACGCGCAGCCGGTCTTTACCGGCGTGCCGTTTGAGGCGTCCGCTCAGATACGTGAATTCCAGGCGTTCTACAGGGCTCACCCCGGCTTGCAGAACTTCCGCCGGGCTTACGACGCCAAGTACGGGTTATAATCCTGAGAATGACTCTCACGGTTCGGCGCCGCTTGCTTGCTGTCCTCATGGCCGTTGTTACGGTCTTCGCTTTGGCCTTCGCGGTCTTCCATCAGAGTGAAAGCTCTGCCGCCGCGACTACGCCAGTCAGGGCAGCGTTCTACTACCCCTGGTATCCTGAGTCGTGGACCACACCAGGACCGCATGACAATCCCGCCCTGGGCCTGTATGACCAGAACAACGCCACCATCCTCGCTTCCCATATCTCCATGGCCAAGTACGCCGGGCTCGATGCGTTCATTTCGTCATGGTGGGGGGCGGGAAGTAAGACCGATGTCCGCCTGCCTAACCTGTTGAACGCCGCCGCCGCGCAGGACTTCAAGATCGCTCCCTACTACGAGCAAGGCGCCGTTAGCTCTGACAGCCAGATCGCCACCGATTTCAACCGGCTTGCGTCCCTGGACGGTAACCCCGCATGGTTGCAGGCGAACGGCAAGCCGGTGGTCTTCATCTATAACGCCGCTTCCGGTAACAGCACCTGTTCCGGCATTCAGCGTTATCTCGATGCTGCGGCTGGCCGGTTCTATCTGAACTTCAAGGTATTCGGCGGGTACACGTCTTGCGGTAACCAGCCCGACTCATGGCACCAGTACGGCCCAGCCACGGCGACCGACGCTCAGGGTCCTTATTCGTTCTCGGTTAGTCCCGGCTTCTACAAGTACAACGAGTCCACCCCACGGCTTACCCGTGACCCGGCCCGCTTCGCGTCGAATCTGGCTTCGATGGTGGCGTCCGGCGCGCAGTGGCAGCTTGTTACCACGTTCAATGAGTGGGGCGAGGATACCAGCGTTGAGCCGTCCGCTACGTGGCAAACGCCGTCCGGTGAGGGTACTTACCTGGACACGATGCGTTCGGTGCTTGTGGGTGGCTCTCAGCCCCCGCCAACGCCGACTCCTACGCCGACTCCTACTACGTCCAGCCCGAGTCCGTCACCGACTACGACCAGTCCGACGCCGACTCCTACGCCGACGACGACGACTCCTAGCCCGACGCCGACCCCGACGCCAACTACGTCTAGTTCGTCTTCGCCGCCGCCTCCTCCGGGTGATATCACTAAGGTGTTGACGTTCATCGGTGAGAACCACAGCTTGACTCAGGTCCAGTCCGGTATGCCTAATCTGTGGGCGCTGGCTCAGCGGTTCGCGTATGCCAACAACTATCACGCGATCACGCACCCGTCCGAACCGAACTATCTAGCCATTGCCGGTGGCTCGACGTTCGGTGATACCGGTGACCACAACCCCGCATTCCAAGTGGCCGGTGCGTCAACCTACGGGACCGCGATCACTGCCGGTAAGACGGCTAAGGCTTACGAGGAGTCGATGGCGTCGAACTGTAAGCAGAGCGACAACTCCGGTGGTTACGCCGTCAAGCACAACCCGTGGGCGTCGTTTACCGACGAGCGAAGCCAGTGCAACCTATTCGACGTGCCGTCCGGCACCGTAGGCTCTGGCGCCCTGGCTAGCGACGTAACCGGCGGGACTCTGCCGAACTACGGCTTCGTAGTGCCTAACCTCTGCAACGACGCTCACGATTCGTGCGGCGGCAATGCCTTGCTGCACATGGACGCTTGGTTGCAGGCGTGGCTCGATAAGGTTATGGCCGGGCCTGATTACACTTCCGGGCACTTGGCAATCATTGTTACGTTCGATGAGAACGACGGCAGTGGCGGTAACACCGTTATGACCGTCGTGTTGACGCCAGGTCTCGACGGGGCGCACAGGGTTGTGACCACTAACCTGACGCACTACAGCCTCAGCCGGTATTTCTCGCAGGTTACCGGGACCACGCCGCTCCGCAATGCGGCTACGGCGCCGGACTTCAAGGCCGCATTCGGTCTCTAATCATTCAAAGCACATCAGTCGTTAGTATGTGCTTATCGGTTCCGCATGGAATCGGCATACCAATCGCACGAGGGGTATCGAATGACCGAGAAGCCTAACGCCAACCCGACAGGTCCAGAAGGCACCGAAACGGAGCCGGAAGACAAGACCGACTGGAAGGCGATGGCTCGCCAGTGGGAAGCACGCTCTAAGGCTCACGAGAAAGAAGTAGAGAAGCTACGGCCCAAGGCCGATCGCTACCAAGCTCTAGAGGATGAGTCGAAGACGGAGATCGAGCGGGTGCAGGCTCAGCTTGCGGACGTTCAGAAATCCCTCTTAGCATCGCGTGATCTCACTGTTCGGTCCCGCATCGAGGCTTTGGCCGCGAACGACTTCGCCGATCCGGCGGACGCCGCAGCCGTGCTCGACCCGCACGCTTATCTGACCCTGGAGGGCCAGGTCAACGATACGGCGATCAAGCAGGAGCTAGCTAACCTGCTAGCGCTTAAGCCTCACTGGCGGAAGACCGGAACGTCAGGCGCTCGGCCCCCTGCGTTCAACCCGGCGCAGGGAACTGGTGGTCAGCCGACCGCCGCAACCAAGGGCTCGTTGTTCGCCGCCGTTCTCGAACAGGCGCAGGGCAGGGGCTCAAACCAGGCCAGCTAGATACCCCGAGAGGCTTAAATGGCTACCCAACTGAATGCTGTTGCCAGCGTTCTACTTCCGCCCGAGATTACCGGGCCAATCTTTGCTAAGGCGACCGAGCAGTCCGCTGTCCAGTCGCTTGCACGGCGAGTTCCCCTGGCGATGACCGCCAACACCGCAGTCCCGGTGCCGCTCGATGTTCCCGTGGCAGACTGGGTAGCTGAGGGTGGCGTCAAGCCAGCCGCTCAGGTCGGCGTCGGTGTCAAGCAAATGACCGGCAAGAAGGTCGCGCTGCTCGTCCCGGTGTCGCAGGAAGTTGCGATGACCAACCCGGCTGGCGTTTACGACCAGCTAGAGGCTGACCTTCCGACCGCAATCGCTCGTGCGTTCGACTACGCCGTTATCAACGGCAAGTCGCTGCGTACTGGTGGCGCGGGCCCCTTCCCCGAGTATCTGTCCAGCGTGGCTGGCAGCTCGGTCGTGCTCGGCACTGCCGCGCAGAACGTCGGTGGAATCTACGGCGACCTCCTGACTGGTGTCGGGAACGTCGTGGACAAGAACTTCGACTTCACCGGCTTCGCCGCCGACCCGCGCATGAAGGTCACCGCTCTTAAGCAGACCGACACGACTGGTCAGCTTCAGAGCCCGATCGCTACCAGCACCGATCTGATCGGTTACCCGACGTTCTACAACAAGGGCGTCTCCGGTAAGTATTGGCGTGCGGGTGACCAGACTCAGACGGTCACGATCAACGGAACGCCGACCGGTGGCACGTTCGTCCTTAAGTCGGGTGGCAACTCGACTACCCTCGCTTACAACGCGGCTTCGACTACTACGGTCCAGTCCGCGATCCAGGCGTGGGGCGGGATCTACGCGGCTGTGACCGCGACCGGCTCTGCCGGTGGTCACTACACGATCACCTTCCCGGCTGTCGCGTCGAACGTGACTGCGGCTGCGGCTCCCTTCTCGGTCGATCAGGGCCTGCTGACTGGTGGCACTGCCGCCACCAGCAAGGCGACGATCGCCGCTACTGGTCAGGGCGGCGTGGATTCCTCGCTTCGCGCTATCGGTGGGGACTGGTCGCAGGCGGCTTACGGCGTCGGCATGGATATCTCGATCCGCGTTTCGACCGAGGCGTCCTACTTCGATGGTACGACCTGGCACTCCGCGTTCCAGGAGAACCTTCAGCTTCTGCTGGTGGAGGCTTACTACGGCTTCGTCGTCGGAGACGGCAACGCTTTCGTGGCCTACACTAAGGGCTCGACCCTCTAAGCGAGGGTGGGTTCTAAGGTTCCGAATACGAAAGGTGGCCCCCAGGTATGTCCAGTGCCATAGTGACGCCGGACGACCTGGGGGTTTACCTCAATCTTCCGACGATTAACCAGACCCGAGCTTCGTCGTTCATCGACTGGGCTCAGGCGCTCTGCGAGAGCGTCGTCACGCCTCTGCCCACTGGCGCAGAGCCGATCGTGCTCGATGTGGCCGCGCGTGGCTTCTCCAATCCAACTAACGTGACGCAGCAGGCTGTCCTTAACTCGTCGGCGTCCTACGGCGCCGTCCGTGGTGGAATGTGGCTTACCAACGCTAACAAGTCGGCGCTTAGGCGCCTGGCTGGTATGACCGGCGTGTTCGAGGTTGACATGACGCAGACCGTCATTCAGGGGCCGCCCCCGTCGTGGACGTTCGCGGACTTCGATGAGCAGCCATGACCACGTTCCCGTTCGGCGAAACGGTCCAACTGGTTAAGCGCACCGTAGCGAGTCAGGATGAGTACGGCGACGACGTATTTACCGAGATCGTGACGGTGTTCGATAGCGTGCCCGTTTTCCCGCGTGGCACGTCGGTGGAGAATCAGGGCCAGACTCGCGACACGGTGTTTATCGGGCTTAACGTCGTCTTCCCGCCCGGCACGGTGGTCGAATCGACCGACCGGGTAATCGTGCGCAATGTGACGTATGAGGTAGAGGGGATGCCGTTTGAGCAGACCTCGCCGTTCACTGGCTGGAATCCCGGCGTCGTGGTGGCGCTAAGGGATGTGACCGGCTGATGGCTTCCGAGTACAAGCACAACTATGTGGCGTTCCGCGTAGAGATCCTTAAGGCGCCGTTTATGATCGAGGAAATGGGCGCTAGAGTGGAGCGCGGCAAGGCTGCGGCGATCGCGTCGGCGCCCGTTGACGAGAAGTCCAGGCATCCTGGCCGGTACAAGGCGTCGTTCGAGGCCGAGGTTACCACTAGGCTCCATAACCGTGCAACTGGTGTCTTGTCGAATACGTCTCCCGAGGCTGGGTTCGTGGAATTCGGCACTAAGAACAATCCGGCACGCTATGTGCTTACTAGGGCAATGGAGGCTATGCGATGAGCGCCCCCGTTGTCGCTGACATTGTTGGCGCCACGCAGGACTTCCTACAGGCCCAGTTCGGCCCGGTGTGGAACGCCCGCGTCGTCGTGGAGCTTCCTGGCAAGCTGGAATCGGCCATGCCGGTGATCCAGGTTGTGCCGGTCGGTGGGCCGCTGCGCAACTCCCTGTCGCACGCCTCTGTCTCGATCCAGGTCTACGCCGTCAATTCGCCCACGGCAATGCGGCTTAACCTGGCGGTGATTAACGCTATTCGTATGGTGATGCCTGCCACGGCGCTTACCGGCGTCTCGGTTACTGGCGCTCAGGTCAATTCTTTGCCGCAGTTCTGGGATTATGATAACCCTAACGTTCACCGCACGGTGAGCTTGATTGACATCTACTGTCACCCTGCATAGGCGCGCAGCAGTGCTCCAAGTCCACGCTCCAACCTCGCTCCAGGAGATTTAATGGCTATCGTTTCCAGCAATGCTCACGCCTATGGTGATGTCAACCAGCGCATTATGACTTCGGTCATCGGGACTGCCGTCCCCGGTACGCCCTACCCGACCGCATGGGGCGCCGGATGGTACGACCTCGGATGGCTCGACAATGATGCCGGGCTCACCGAGAACAGCGACATCCAACAGACTCAGAAGTACGGCTGGCAGGGCGCGGCTCAGCTCCGTATCCTTCGGTCGCAGGCTCAGAAGACCTTCACGTTCAATGCCCTAGAGGAAAACGCCGTCACGCTCGGCCTGCTCCGTCCGGCGGCTGGCCAGGTTACGACCGGCGCGACCGCCGAGGTTCAGACGATCACGATTACCGGCGCCCCAACTGGTGGCACATTCACTATCACCAGCATCTACGGCGTCTACGCGGCAACCTACAACATCGCTACGGCTGCGCTGGCTACCGCACTTAGCGCGCTGTTCGGGTTCACCGTGGCCGTGTCCGGCACCGCCGGTACGTCCTACGTGATTACGTTCCCGGCCTCGCTCGGTAACGTGCCGCTGATGTCGGTGTCTTCGCAGCTAACCGGTGGCACTACGCCGACCGTCGCCAATGCGACCACGACTCCCGGTGTGAACGGTACGACCACCTGGGATGTCAAGCCTTTCACCGGGCTCAACTCGCGCCAGTTCGGCATCGACCTCATCGACGGTTCAGTTCACCGCCGGTTCGTCGTGCTGAACGGTGAGGCTACGGGTACTGGTTCGCCGGTCTACAAGGCTGACGACCTGACCATGTATGCCTTCACTCTCGCGGCTTACGTGGATTCGGCTGGCCGGTTCTACCAGGAAATCTCGGACAACCCGGCTATCGGTTCTGGCCTGTTCGTCTAAGTTAGCAGTTAAACTTAGCTCATGGCCAAGAACACACGAGACGATGCTGCCTTGGCTGCGGTGGTTGACGCCGCAGTCGAGGAAGCTCAGCCGCAACCGTCCAAGACCGTCTCCATCGTTGTCGATGGAGAGACCTACACCTTCCCACGGTCCCGTCTGCGTGCCATTCAGTTCCGGCGCGAAATGCAGCGGGGTCACGACGCCCTGGCGATCGAATTCCTGCTCGGTGAGACGCAATTCGACGCTTGGCTTGAACGCACTGCCGACGACGATGGCGTGACCAGCGAGGAAGATTACGCTGTGCTCATGGTCGAGGTTGGCAAGGTGTTCGGCGTGGGAAACTAACCGGCCTGTTCGCGCTAGTGAACGCCTACCATGCGGAACTGGAAACCGACTGGTGGGAGCGTGGGCAGGACTTCCTTGCAGACATGTGGCGTTGCAAGATGTCTTTGCGCGGCATTTGGGTACGCATCGAGAACCTTGGACCCAATTCTGCGTTCTCTCGCGCCGTTAACGAGCAGTGGGGAATCGAACATCACTTGCT